TAATGGCGTTTTAGTGGACCAAGATGCGAAAGCTAAAGACTACCAAGACCACTTAGAGAAATTCATTCTCAAAATAAATTTCAAGTCTTTTACGCAAGTAGTCATCTTGGGTTCCGCCTCATTTGTTCCGTTCATGCAGTTATCACCTGGTGACCGTAGAGCAATCATTGAGGACTTATTAGACATTGGTATCTTCTCATCAATGAATGGCATTGTTAAAGAGAAGATATCTGCCAATAAATCAGAATCACTAAAAACAAAATATGATTTAGATTTGACGGCAGAAAAGATTAAACTTCAAAAAGAAGCCATTGAAGAATCCAAAAAACATAATGAAGCCGAAATTCAGAAGAAGAAAAAAGAAAGAATAGAATCTGGCATACAAGTAACTAAGATAGCCAAAGACATTGAGTTAATTCAAAAACATATTGATGTATTAAACAAAAGAATTAGTGATAAACTATCAACAGAAAAGAAAGTGAACCAACTGGTTCAATTGGAGTCCAAACTAGAATCTCGATTAAAAAAATTAGACAAGGAGCATAAATTCTATGAAGAAAACTACGACTGCCCAACCTGCAAACAAAGTATTGCTGAAACCTTCAGACATAGCCAGCTTAGTGGAATCGATAAAACAAAAGGAGAAATCGGAGTTGGACTTAAAGAAATCGAGATTAAAATCAAAAAGACAAATGAACGCATCGAAGAAATCCAAAAGATAGTATCTCATATACAAGCACACAATAATGAAATCGTCAAACACAATTCAACCATATCAGCAATCAATGTATACTTGGATAAACTCCAAAAAGAAATTGAAGATTTATCTACCCTACGAGAGAACATTGAAACCGAAAATGCCAAGCTCAAAGAACTTAGAACTGAACTTGGATTGTTGGTTAAAAAACAAGAAAATTTGGCAAGTGAGAAACAATACTTAGAGTATGCCGGTAACTTATTAAAAGATACTGGTATCAAAACAAGAATCATCAAACAATATTTGCCAATCATGAACAAGTTGATTAACAAATATTTGACGGCTATGGACTTCTTTGTGAACTTCAATATCAATGAATCATTTGAAGAAACAATTAAGAGCAGACACCGTGATGATTTTAGTTATGCTAATTTCTCTGAAGGCGAAAAACTAAGAATTGATTTGGCGCTATTATTCACATGGCGTCAAATTGCCAAGATGAAGAATTCAACTAATACGAATCTATTAATATTAGATGAAGTGTTTGATTCTAGTTTAGATACAGTTGGCACAGATGAGTTTTTAAAATTAATTTATGATATGGATAAAGATACAAACGTATTTGTTATCTCTCATAAAGGTGACCAATTATTTGATAAATTTAGAAGTGTGATCCGTTTCAAAAAGGTCAACAATTTTAGTCAAATAGAAAAATAAGTTTAGGTGTTTATTTATTATAAATAAAAGAAATAACTTTGGAGTTTAAAATGCCTAGAAAAAAACTATATAACGACTTACCAGAAAGAAGCCATCCAGATTACATGAAACTTTATGCTGAAAAGAATAAAGAAAAGCTTATTGAACAAGGTAAAGAGCACCGAAAAAAAAGATTAATTCAAAATCCTGATTATTATAAAGAACAATATAAAAAACACGAAGAATATAGAAAAAAGTGGAGAGAAGAAAATCGACATACTATAAGTGAAAAACAATGGAAAGGACGTGGGATTATTGATATGACTTATTCAAAATATTTGGAAGAATTAAAAAAACAAAATAGTAAGTGTTTAATTTGCCAAAAAGAAATGAATAATCCACAAGTTGACCATGACCATATTACTGGTAAATATCGTGGCATTTTATGTGTTCCCTGTAACAATGGTTTAGGAATTTATGAAAACAAAAAAGATTTATTTGAAAATTATTTAAATAGGATATCATCATGAGTGACGAAATAATCCGGTTTAATACCGAAGAAGCATTACAACCAAAACCAGCACCTGTAGTTCCACAAAATATAGAAACATTTAAATTGGTTTCTGAAAAAGATCCAATCTTAAAAGAAGTATTACCTGAGTTTGATTTTGAAAATCCTCCTGTAAACCCAAATCAATTTGCTTCATCATTGGTAGAAACGTGTAAAGCAAATAAAGGCTTTGGTTTATCTGCCAACCAATGTGGATTTAAACATAGAGTATTTGTTATGGGCGCTGAAGATAATTATGTGGCATTTTATAATCCTAAAGTGATTGCAACAAGAGGTGAAGCACATACAGCTGAAGGATGTTTATCATTTCCACTTTTGGCACTATATGTCACCAGACCGGCAGAAATAGATGTTGAATACCAAGATTATAACGGAGAAGTTAGGAAGTCGACCTTTAATGGTATGTCTGCAAGATGTTTTCTACATGAGCTTGACCATTTGAATGGAATACTGTATACTGAAAGATGTAAGCCTTTGGCTTTACAACAAGGCATGAAAAAACGTAGTAAGTATACCAATTTAATCCAAAAAGCAGAAAAAAATTTAAAGGTTTTAGAAAATCATGGCAACTACAATAGAGTTCGTTGAAAAACAATGGGAAGAATGGCAAGAAGATAATCCACCATCTTCTTTTGAACACATTGATGAAGTAAATATGAAAGAAGTCCTTATCAAGGATTTAGAATATGCTTCAAAAATGGATGTGCGTGAATATACTTTATACCAAAAGTGGTGTGAAGTCAAAGAAAGATATCCTGTGGAAGAAGTTTCTACATTATTTGGTCAAGAATTACAGATGGTTTATCCAGAACAAGAGAAACTTATTAAACAAGTTCGCTCTAATTTTTGGGTACCACAATCACCTGATGATTATGAAAATTTAAAACCTGTTATGGTTCTTTCAAATGGTCCTGATGCCGAAAGATGGAATGCTATTCGTACCTTCTCATCGACCATGAAGAACAATTCTAACATTGGTCGTAACCTATTTTATGTTCTAACAGATGAGGTTACAGGCAAATATCTAGGTGTTATCTGTATCAGTTCAGACTTTCTAGACCTCACACCACGTGATAACGCAATAGGATGGTCGAGAGATGTTAAGACACAGCAACACATGATTAATCATACTGCGATTGGATCCACCATCGTTCCGTTACAACCACTAGGCTTTAATTATATGGGTGGTAAGTTATTGGCATTGATGTGTTTATCAGATACAGTTCAGAAAGATTGGAAAAGACAATATGGCGACACATTGGTCGGAGTTACTACCACCAGCTTGTATGGAAAAACTAAAGCAGGCGGGTTATCACAATACGATGGACTCGAACATTGGAACCCAATGGGGTTCTCCTCTGGCTCAGTTGCATTTGAACCAAGTAGAGCAACCAAAAAATTGGTGTTTGATTGGATTAAAGAGAATCACACTAGAAAATACTTCGAGTGGTGGGAAGCAAAGAATCAACAAGGCCTTCCGTTAAAACGTGACCACAAAAATCGTTCTTTGAATTTTGCTTATTCACAATTAAAAATACCTAAAGAATTGATTCGTACCGAACACCAACGTGGAATATATTTTTCTCCACTTTATAATAACACAAACGAATTTCTCCGTAAGGAAATTACGGATGAATCATTGGTAAAGTCTTTTGATACCAGTGAAGAAGCTTTGGCAAACATTTGGAAAACTCGTTACGCAAAACCAAGAATTAGGCAACTTCAGAAAAAAGGTAATGTTTCATATGAAACACTTTTCTATGATGACCTAATTTACCTCTCTTGGGAGGAAACCAAAGAGCGTTATTTACCACAAGTAGGTCGATAAACGCTTGACATATACACATATATAATGATATGATGTGAGTACTTCGTGAATCCACGAGGTTTTATTTTTTAACTATGAATAGGAGTTTTATTATGAAATTATCTGCTAAAGATAAAATGTTACTTGCTTTGAAACAAACAAGTGGTTACAACACTTTTACTGTTAAGCAAGCCCAGCGCCGTTTCGGCATTCAAAATGTTTCTGCACGTATTGAAGAATTACGTAAAGAAGGTCATTGTATCTACACAAACACTAAAGTTGTTGATGGTAAGAAAGTTGCTTCTTATCGTTTAGGTACACCAACTAAGGCAATGGTTCAAGCTGCCTTATCTGCAGGTTATTCTTTCGCTGCTTAAGTAGTATGGGGGATTAATTCCCCCATTTTTATTATTCCTCGGAGCCCAAATGGAAATATCAATCAAAAAAGAAGATTTACAAAAAAAATCTATCTTTTGTGCAACACCTATGTATGGTGGTATGAATCATGGATTATACATGAAAGCCTGTCTTGATTTACAGGGTATGTGTTTACAGTATGGTATTCAAATCAAATTCTCATTCCTGTTTAATGAGTCACTAATTACTCGAGCAAGAAATTATCTTGTTGACGAATTTATTCATCGTTCTGATTGCACACATATGTTGTTCATTGATTCGGACATTAATTTTGATCCTAAAGATGTTATTGCCTTGTTAGCTTTAGATAAAGATGTTATTGGTGGTCCTTATCCTAAGAAAGCCATTAAATGGCGTGCTGTTAAAAAGGCAGTCGTAAAAAATCCTGATATTGAAGAAGGATTACTGGCACAAGTAACTGGTGATTATGTGTTTAATCCAGTTAAAGGTACAGCACAATTCTCTGTAACAGAACCCCTTGATGTATTAGAAATTGGTACTGGTTACATGATGATTAAACGTGAAGTATTTGCTAAGATGGAAAAAGAATATCCATCTATTCGTTATAAACCAGACCATGTTGGACAAGCACACTTTGACGGCTCACGTTACATTCATGCTTTCTTTGATACAGTCATTGATACTAAAGATTCAATTACTGGTGGCGGTTCTGACCGTTATCTGTCTGAAGATTATATGTTCTGTCAAATGTGGCGTAAAATGGGCGGACAAATCTTCTTATGTCCTTGGATGAAAACATCACACATTGGTACTTATCATTTCCAAGGAGATATGCCAGCAGTTGCTAATTTTGTTGGAGAAATGTGATGAAAAAGACAGTCATTGGCGGTTCATCTTCCGTAAACGATTATGAAGAAGAAATTAAAGCAAGTATTACTGCACCAAGTTATATGAATTTAGTAAAAGCATCACAAACGGCCACCACAGGTGGTCGTAAATTTGATGGTGGTAAATTGCAGTATGGTTTACTACCACCATTTGCATTAAAAGAAATTGTAGGGATACTGACTTTTGGTGCAGAGAAGTATGAACCAGATAATTGGAAAAAAGTACCAGATGCCAAGCGTAGATACTTTGATGCCGCACAAAGACATTTATGGGCTTGGAAATCAGGTGAACAAAATGACCAAGAAACAGGTAAGAATCATCTAGCACACGCTATGTGTTGTATCATGTTTCTTTTAGAGAGAGATTTATTTGATGATGAAGAATGGGAAAATTACATTAAGAAATAACTTTTACTCGGCCTCTATACCATTCATTTGGTTGGGTATTTTCCGGTATAAATTTATTTTCTAATCCGTTTGTATACCATTTTAAATTTTTTTCTTTTATTGCACTACGACCATACATCTGATTGTTGATACCTGAACAGTCGTAGTGATTTTTTGACAAAGATTTTTTGTGTTGTTCAGATTTTGGTTTTCCTTTTGAAGATAACGACATTTTTAATTTAGTTTCTTCAGATTTTTCAATACCTTTTCGTTTAATAGACATTTTTAATTTGGTTTCTTCGGATGCTTTCTTTCCAGTTTTTGACTTTCTTAATTTGTCTTTAATTGTTTGATTAAACATAGGATTATAAGTTTTAATTCTTTCGGATTGTAATTTTGAATGTTGTTCTTTTAGTATAGAATATGTTTTTGAAGTTAATTTGAATGTTCTTTTTCCTTTTGGACTCATTTTCATAGACCAAAAAGCGAAAGTCATTTCTTTATTTTGATATGCTTTCCATAACATCCAATGTGCAATAAAATGTTCTCTAGCAGAAAGTTTAATTATATTGGAAGGTTCATTAGAACCACCCATGGATTTAGGCAGTATGTGGTGATTTTCAGTATATCCAATATAAGTCCTCAATTTACAAGAATTGATGAATTTCGAATAACGAGTTAGGTATAATTGGTTTTTAATTGCGTTCATGTATGTATTTATATGAACACAGATTTATAAATATTAATTATGGTATAAATGTTAAAACTATTGACATTTATATTTTTTTATGTTAAAGTAGTATATATATATTTTTTTTAAATAATGGAGAAGTGAATGAAACTATCAAATGAAACCTTAAATGTGTTGAAGAACTTTTCAACTATCAATGAAGGCCTTGAATTTAAACAAGGTAAAAAAATTAAAACTGTTTCTACAAGTAAAGCATTGATGGCAGAAGCTAATTTGTCTGATGACTTTCCAGAAACATTTTGTGTGTATGACTTGAATCAATTCTTGTCTGTTAATTCTTTATTCAAAGATAAACCAGAACTTAGTTTTGATGATGCAAACATTACTTTTCAAAGTGGTCGTAACAAAATCAAATATCGTAAATGTGCTGATACAATGATTGTCAAAGCACCAGATAGAGATATCACATTGGGTACAGTCGATGTTTCTTTTACTTTATCTGCCGCTGATTATAACTTAGTGATGGATACTGCAAAAGTATTATCTTCACCACATATTGCCGTACAATCTGATGGCGATACGGTTGAAATTGTAACTTTTGATGCAACTAATGATTCCGCTCATGAAAATTCAATTGGTATTGATACAACAAAAACTACTGGCAAATACAAAATTGTTTTCAATACAGAAAACTTTAAAATGATTCCTGGTAGTTATGATGTACAGATTTCATTCAAAGGCGTAGCACATTTCAAAAATACCAAAGATGATATTCAATATTGGGTAGCATTTGAGGCTAAACACACTAAGATAGGATAATTATGTTAATCAATTTTACAGATGCAACAAACGGTAATTCAGTTTCAGTAAACCCGCAACACGTTGTTTGTGTCTTTACTACTAAAGATGAAAAAAGTGGTTTAGATGCTACAGTTATCAATGTATTAAATGGTAACATTGCTGTTACTGAATCATTTACTGAAGTTGTTGGTCGTATTCAAGGTGAATTGAAGTAATTTTTAAGTTGTATTATATTATGGAGATTTTATGAGTGATTTAAAACAGATTCTTTGGTGTGAAAAATACAGGCCACAAAAAGTGGAAGATTGTATTTTACCAGATGCAATAAAAACCACATTCCAAGAGTATGTCAATAAAAAAGAGATTCCAAATCTACTTCTCTCTGGTTCAGCAGGTGTCGGTAAAACAACTATCGCAAAAGCACTTTGTGAAGAAGTTGGTTGTGACTATCTTGTTATTAATGGTTCTGATGAATCAGGTATTGATGTCCTTCGTACTAAGATTAAACAGTATGCTAGTTCGATTTCTCTTGCTGGTGGCAGAAAAGTAATCATCATTGATGAAGCGGACTATCTAAATCCTAATTCAACGCAACCTGCAATGCGTGGTGCAATCGAGGAGTTCTCCTCAAACTGTTCTTTCATCTTCACTTGTAACTTTAAGAATCGAATCATTGACCCAATCCATTCTCGGTGTTCGGTCATTGACTTCAAGATTAATGGTAACAAGGCAAAGATGGCTGCTCAATTCTTCAAACGTGTTGAGTGGATTCTTGAACAAGAAAATATCCAATATGATAAGCAAGTAGTTGCTGCTGTAATTACCAAACACTTTCCAGATAATAGGAGAATTCTCAATGAACTTCAACGATATTCCGTATCTGGTGTCATTGATAAAGGTATTTTGCATAATGTTACTGACGTTCAGCTTGATGCATTGGTTTCAGGACTAAAAGAAAAAGATTTTGCTTCCGTTCGTAAATGGGTAACAAATAACTCTGACCAAGATACTTCAATTTTATTCAGAAAAATATATGACTCAATGTATGACAATATGAAACCTCAATCTATACCACAAGCTGTAATAATTTTAGCTAAGTATCAATATCAAAATGCTTTTTGCTCTGACAGAGAAATTAATTTTATGGCTTGTTTAGTTGAACTGATGGTTGATGTGGAATGGAAATAATATGGCGGATTTATTCAAAGATGTAATTCCGTCAATACTTCAAACTAAAAAAAACCCATTTCAAGATGAATTGGACTATAAAGATTACGTTCCTTTTGTTGTTAATCGTGCTCTGTCTTACCATCTTGATTGTGTTCTCTATGTTAATGAGTTGAATTGTTATCCAGGATTAGATAAAGACCTTCAATATCAGTATCTTCTCAACTCTATTCGGCCAATGAAACGAAAATTTCAACCTTGGCAAAAATCAACTACTGATAAAGATTTGGAATATATTAAAGAATATTTTGGTTATTCAAATCAAAAGGCCAAAGAGGCTTTGTCATTATTGACAGATAAACAGATTGAAGAAATTAAAATTAAAACGGATAAAGGTGGCGTTAAAAAATAGTTCTTTAAAAAGTACATTTATTATAAATATAAATATACTATAAAGGTTTAAATATGACAAATAAAATTAAATATAAACAATATCCTGACAAGAAAGAATTTTCTGCGCTTTATAAAAATATGACTCAACAAGAATTAGCTGATTATTATAGTTGTAATAAATTAAGAATTAGAAAATGGATAGACCATTTTGGATTAACAAGACGAATTCAAGGTGGTGGTAATAATAGAAAATACAATCTTGATGCTAAAACTTTGCAAGAATTGGTAGATGCTAGATATAGTAATGACGATATAATTAAATTATTAGATATAAAAAACAAATCATCATTAAATGCATGGCTTAAAAAATTTGATATTAAAAGAAAATATAAAACAAATGAATATAAAAAATATTGTAGAAAAGTTCGGTGGCTGACAGAAATTGAATATTCTAAATATACCAATGAAATCAATCCTAATAATTACCCAAGAACTTTATGTGGGGTTGATGGTGGTTATCAATTAGACCACATAAAAGGTGTTTCGGAATGTTTTTATTCTGGCGTTTCTATTGAAGATTGTGCTTCAAAATCAAATCTACAAATGTTGCCATGGAAAAATAATTTGAACAAAAGAATATTTCACCAAAATAATAAGGATAATAAATGAGTGATGTAGATATTTTTTTAGGATATGGTGTTGAGGTTATATTAAGAGAAAAAGATGATTTTCTAAAAATTAGAGAAACACTAACACGAATTGGTGTAGCATCTAAAAAAGACAGAATTTTATACCAATCTTGCCACATACTTCATAAAAGAGGTCATTACGCAATAGTTCATTTCAAAGAGTTGTTTGCATTAGATGGTAAACCTACCGACATATCTGAAAACGATTTATCTCGTAGAAATGCCATTGCTAAACTTCTACAAGATTGGGACTTAGTAAAAGTGGTAAACATTAAGCAAATTGAAGAACCAGTACCAATCTTTTTATCACAGATTAAGATATTGTCCCATAAAGAAAAAGACGAATGGGAACTTGTTACCAAGTATTCAATTGGTAAAAAACCAGGTTCTTATTAAGATAAATAGGTAAAAAATAGGAGATAATCATGTCATCAATTCAATTAGATATTTGGAAAAAGAGAGCTGGTTTAGTAAAGGAAGAAAATGATTCTTCTGAATTAATTAGTGAATCAAGTAAGTATGAACCCGATTTAACTGATATGGGTCGCTCAGAATTATGGCACGCTCATAGTGAAGTTCACGAATTGCATCATAATATGGGCTATGGAAAAAAATACAAAGAACTTTACCAAAAAATTCATGCTCATGTTGCAAAAGTTCACGGTAAAGAAATGGCTGATGATATGCATAAACACTCTGAATTACAATCATCTGAAGAAAATAAACGCTCTGCTTTAGAAGCATTAAAATTAAGAAAAAAACACAATATCAATAGGAAAGATGGTATAGGAACTAATTGGCACCGTACCGGAGAAAAAGACGATAAAGAAGCCAACCATCCATGGTAGGTAATTTACCAAAATAAGCTTGACAAATAAGACAATTTAGTGTATAAATATAAGTGTAGATGCCTTCGGGGTCTACACTTTTTTATTAACTCGCTTGAATTTAAGGAGAAAATCTATGACAAGCACATTCTTTCCATCTCTGGAACAATTCCACAAATCGTTTGACCCGTTTACTGTTGGCTTTGAAGATATTATGAAACAACTTGAAGAAGTTCAAAATACAGCCATGACAAATGCTGGCTCTTTTCCTCCATACAATATCAAACAAGTAAAAGAAAACAAGTATGTCATTGAAATGGCAGTTGCTGGTTTTGCTAAAACTGATATTGAAGTTACTTTAGAAGGTAACAAATTGGTGATTAAAGGAAGTTCAGAGGATGATAAAGATTCACAATACTTATACAAAGGTATTGCAGGTCGTAAATTCAACCGTGTATTTACTTTAGCAGACAAAATTGAGATTGGTGATGTTGAAATGGTAAATGGTATGCTTAGAGTATGGTTGGAAAATATGGTCAAGGCACAGGATATGGTAAAGAAACTTACCATAAAATCGAAAGATGAATAACTGGTGGCCTGTAACCGATGAAGAATGGGAAGATTTAAACTTTCCTGGTAAGTAACCACAAGGGGCTTGACAAAGCCCCTTTTTTATGATATAATGGTATTTTATGATGACAAAGGTGAATATATGAATTTGATGATGGAACGCATTATGGTGAGAAACCGTTTTGATATTCATAATGATAAACACGTAGCTATTGCTAAAGAGTTTTTTACTACCTACAGATGGGGTCCAACAGGTTGCCCATTCATCCAAGAAGTTCCATGGGAAAATATTCCAGATATGCTCAAGGACAAGATAACTAAATATCACCTCGACATAGAGGAGTAATTATGAGTTATTGGGGTTATCATTTAATGCTGGACGTAAAAGGCTGTGAAATTCAACGAGCGACCGATCCAGAATACATTAAACATTTTACCAAAGAATTAGTCAGATTAATTGAAATGGTACCTTATGGTGAACCTCAATTAGTTCATTTTGCCGATGGAACAGATAAAGCTGGATGGACAGTATCGCAACTCATTGAAACTTCTAACATTATGGGTCATTTTTTAGATATTAATGGTGACCTGTATATGGATATCTTCAGTTGTAAAGATTTTGACGAGGCAAGAGTTGTTGATGCAATTAATCAACATTTTAAGCCAGAAAAAATTAAATCTAGGTTCTTCAGAAGGCAAGCTTAAATAAATAGGGTTGTGTGAGTGGTAACACGAATATGCCAATTATTGGGTCAATTTACTAAGGAGACCTAAATGAAATTAAGTATAGTTGGTTGTCCCGATAAAGAGCGATTCCGCCCTTACGTTAAGCGTGCCATCATGTTCTACGCACACGAATTATTGAGTACCAAAATGATGGAAAATATTGACCTCAAGGTCAAATTTGATAAAAGTATTAAAGATTGTTATGGTTATGCTTCAGTAGAAGCAAGAACTGATAGTGGTAAAGCAAGAGATTTTCTAATAGAAATTAATCCTGTAATAGGTGGTCGTGCAATATTAAAAGCACTAGCACATGAGATGGTTCACATTAAACAATACGCCTATGATGAAACCAATGATAACCTGACCAGATGGAAAGGTATGCCGATGAATTGTGATTTTGCAGATTACTGGCGTCAACCATGGGAAATAGAAGCTTATGGTATTGAAGCGGGTTTGTTTAGAAAGTTTGTTGTTAACGAAAAATTATGGGAAGTATTTGAAGGTATAGACAATCCAGATTCACCAATAGAAGAAGTTTCTATTGGTTGGAAACATTACGGGTAAACACTCCCACAACTGTAGTAAAAAAACAACAGCCTTAAAATAACACTTGACTTATCCTGTGGTTCATGTATAATGGTTGTATATTAAGTAGTAATGCTCGATTCATCTAGCGGTTAGGATATCACCCTTTCACGGTGGTCACACCAGTTCGAATCTGGTATCGAGCGCCATATTGAAACGCATTCGCAACCAAATGGGAGTGTAATGTCCGCGGGGAGTGTGTTTCAATATGGTTTGTTAGATTAGTTGGTTAAATCGCCTCCTTGTCACGGAGGAGACCATGGGTTCGAGTCCCATACAGACCGCCAAATGCATCTCTAGTATAATGGCAGTACTGCGGTCTCCAAAACCGTTAGTCGGGGTTCGAGTCCCTGGAGGTGCGCCAGAATTTATAGTACGGTGGCAGAGTGGTCCAATGCAGCGGCCTGCAAAGCCGTAAAACCGTCGGTTCAAATCCGACCCGTACTTCCAATTTGATATATAGAAGAAAGGAGGGCATATGCCAGCAGTATTTTTAGTCAGCGACACACATTTCGGCCATAATGGCGTATGTCACTTCATGCAAAATGATGGTGTAACAAAGCTTCGTCCGTGGGATAATGCTGAAGATATGGATGAAGAAATGGTCAAGCGTTGGAACGATACAGTAAGACCTAATGATAAAGTATACCATCTTGGTGATGTTGTGATTAATCGTAGAGCATTACCTATTATGAGTAGATTGAATGGTGATAAAGTATTGATTCGTGGTAACCATGATATCTTCCGTGATGATGAGTATAGGCAATACTTTCGTGAGCTTCGTGCTTATCATGTAATGAACGGTATGATTCTTTCTCATATACCATTACATCCAGAAAGTCTTGGTCGTTTTGGTACAAATATTCACGGCCATACTCATTCTAACCGAGTTATGCTTGACAATCAGATAGATATCCGTTATCATTGTGTATGTGTAGAACAAACAGATTTTACCCCGATTCTTTTTGAAGATGTTATCAAAAAAATTGAAGCAGAAGGTGGTATGATTGGTTTCAAAAATGGTAATGGTTCAGTAACGTGATTGACAAGTCATCTATATAATGATATACTGGACTTACTGTTGGGAAACAGCATAAACTTCCGACTCTCTTAGAGTCCCTGTAACCGGTAAGCAGGATTTTTAAGTAAGTGTTTTGACCTGATGCGACGCAATACCAATTGAGTTATGAACATCAGAGTATTGGTTAACGTCTGTAAAAATATCCCGTTAGTGTGGATTAGTGCCTGCAGCACACAGATATATCAAAACACTTTCTTAAGAATATGCGGTGGGTTGGAGAACAGATTGAGATTCCCTCTTAATTATCTTTGTGCAACTCAAAGACACCGCTCCAGTTTTGCGGGTATAATTCAGGGGTAGAATATTTCGTTGCCAACGAAAAAAACAATCAAAAGAACACAAAGAAAATATTAGTAAAGCCATTAAACAATGGCACATGAATAAAAAAAATATCTATGTGGAGTAGCGCAGAGGTAGCGCACCGGCCTCATAAGCCGGGGGTCGGTGGTTCGATTCCATCCTCCGCAACCAACCAAGGAGATGATATGAGTGAAATAAAATCCAACACTAAAAGAGTTCCTCTCATTCAAGGAAAAAAATCAAAATCACCAACTTTTCCTAAAGCAGCACCCAAAGCTCCTGTGTCACAAAAATTTAATTCTGTAAAACGTTCAGGACGTGGAAGATAACATATATATATTGTTTCAATGCACAATACAATTATTAAATTATGTCAAAATTATTATTCATTCTTAAACGTAGAGAAGATTACAATGCTGTTATACACAACAATATAGGCTTAAGCACAGGCCTATATAATTCAGCCAAATTCATGAATGATATGATGGTTGAAAGTGGTTTTGAATCTAATCTTGAAGTTGCTATTGATAATAATTGTATTGATAGATTAATCAATAAGCATAAACCTACACACGTTATTATTGAAGCATTGTGGGTAGTTCCTTCTAAATTTTCCGTATTACAAAAATTACATCCAAATGTAAAATGGATTATTCGTTTACATTCTGAAATGCCTTTTATGGCAGGAGAAGGAATGGCAATGGATTGGTTAGTAGAATATTCTAAATTCAATAATATTGTAATAGCTTGTAACGCACCTAGAATGTTACGAGAAATCAAACTTCTCTGTGGAGATAAAAAAGTAATTTATTTACCAAATTATTACCCACAAAAAATGGCACATAAATCTTTTAATAGAAATAAAGATACTATTGATGTAGCTTGTTTTGGTGCAATTAGGCCGTTAAAGAATCATTTAGTTCAGGCATTTGCTGCAATTGAATTTGCTGAAAAAATTAACAAAAAGTTAAGATTTCATATTAATGCAGGTCGTATTGAGATGAAAGGTGATGCTGTTAAAAATAACATCAGAGGATTATTTGAGCAGATAAGTGAAAAAACTGGTCATCAATTAATCAATCATACGTGGACGCCAAGAGAAGAATTCTTAAAAACTTGTGCACAAATGGATATTGGATTACAATGTAGTTTTTCTGAAACTTTTAACATTGTTGGAGCAGACTTAATTAGTCAAGGTGTACCATTAATCTCAAGCAAAGAAATTCCATGGTCAACTTTTATGTTTGATGCCGAACCTACAAGTAGTGAAGAAATATGTGATAGATTGTTAACAACCTATAAATATCCACAGATGAATGTTAAGTTAAATCAATTTTTACTTAATCGGTACACCAATAACACCAAGAAAATTTGGAATAAATACTTCCTTTAGGAGAAATAAATGTCACGCCACATGGTAAAACGTCACAAATGGGTAAATGGAATTTTAGAATCTTTTAATCATGTTTTTGATTCTTTTGAAGATGCTAGCGTTTTTGCAAGTTCAGCAGAAGGTGATACAATCAAAATTTATGATGAAAATGGTCAATTAGTTCAAGAATCTACACCAGTTCAAAATAGTTACGCTTAATTATTTGTTTTAAAAATCAAAATGAAGGCCCACATTTAAATTATTGCCCACGGCAGTGAATTCTATTAAACTTGTAATCATTAGTATCTGTTTTCTATATTCAGGTAAATAATCAGCTGCTATGAATATTAAAGGTATGCCTACCAAAAAATGTAGGTTCATCTGTTGTGTTGTTGGGTATCTACCTAGAACAGGATTAGTTTCGTAATAACCTTCATTATACCGGCGAGTAAGATTTATAGAAGTTGACCAATCAGCTACCAATAGGGCGCCAGTAACAGCGCCCCATTCTTTTTCTTCATCTGTCCATGCTCTTTCGGCAAAGCAATTAACGCTAAAAAATAATAGAACAATGACTAGTAATTTTTTCATTGCTCTATTAAACTTATCTAGAGGATAAAGGATTATCCATTGCTTTTTGAATTTTATTATCTATTTCTTTTTGCAATACGGAAAGTCTACCTTCAACTTCTTTTTGCAATGTTCTATTTTCGTTTCTCACATCACGAACAGATTGGTCGGTTTCTCTTTGAGCTTGTTTAGCACTACGTTCAACTTGGTCAATTTGGTCGCCTTGTCTACGAATATCTGCCTTCAAATCGTTTTTGATGTTATTAACATAGTCTAATTCTTTTTGACTATTTTGTTCCATAACAGCTAAACGCTTATCAAATTCAGATAAATCTGGAGTTACATAATTAGCAATTTTCTTTTGCATATCTTGGTATGATTTGTATACTTCAAATGCACCGTATAATCCACCTAAGATTGATGATACTAATGTAAATGCAACCATTAGTTTTGCTGGAGTAAATTCATATCCACCAATACTAATAACTGTATCTTTACTAGCATATTTTTTTACTGCCGCTTCTGCGTTATCAATTGCCGCATTGATGTCTTTTATTTCTTCTGCCATTTTATTTTCCTTATTTAATTTCCTAATTTATATTGTGAATTAATGATTTCGTTGTATCTAATATCATTTGGTCCAAATAAACCATATAAGTTTCTTTTATTATCTATTGTTTTTTGATTTTTATAAATGTCATAAGGTTTATAGAACAATGAATCTTTAATGATAACCTTTGAATAAACATCAAAACCTGGAACAGAACCCATGGATGCAATCAAAGCATTTTGTGCTGCCTTTTGTTCATCCATACTCTTTGCACCTTTATTGGCCGCAACCGCTTCTTTTTGTTTTTCTTCTTGCTTGTCTTTAGACTGTGGTTGTTCTTTACGATTATTAGAAGGTGCTGGTTGATTATTAGCTTGTTGTTGTGGTTGTCCGCCACCTTGCGGCGCATTATTTTGTGGACCAGACATAGCCTGTGACATTGGTGAACCAGCAGGTGCTTGTGGAGTAATTACAGAGTTTGTAGCCGCTGGTGATACAGAGGTTGCTGATGTGGTAGATGTGGTTGTTGGTGTTGATATTACAGAATCTACCGTTGTACTACCTGTTGTTGATGGCGTTGTTGATACCGAACCATTGGTATTTACAGATGTAGGATTACTTGCAGATACAGCTGCTGTACCTGATAAAGATTGATTAACCGCAGCCGAATCTACGTTTGGTACTAAATTTTTGATTGCATATGCAGTATTATATCCTGAACAAAGTCTACTGTATAATGAGTCTTTTATACATTGAGCGTTAAGATATGCTTGCTGATATCCAGCACAATCTGTTGCATATAATGGATTAATTGAACATTGTTGGTCATGGTACGCTTGTTGATAACCACTACAAGTATTAGAGTATAATGGATTAACACTACATTGTTGTTGTGTGTAAGCCTGTTGATATCCGGTACAAGATGAAGAATACAACGGATTAATATTACATTGTTGAGCAGTATATGCTTGTTGATATCCGGCACAAGTTGAAGAATATAACGGGTTTATACTACATTGTTGTTGTGTGTAAGCTTGCTGATATCCTGAACAAGTAGTAGAATATAATGGATTGATATTACATTGTTGTGTGGTATAAGCCTGTTGATACCCAGCACAATCTGTTGCATATAATGGATTAATTGAACATTGTTGGTCATGGTACGCTTGTTGATAACCAGTACAATCAGAAGCATACAATGGGTTTATACTACATTGTTGGTCGTGATATGCCTGTTGATATCCAGGACAACTTGTGGAGTATAATGGGTTATTAGTACATTGTTGTGTTTGATAAGCTGCAGCATAGCCAGGACAACTTGTAGAGTATAACGGATTAGCAGAACATTGTTGTGTAGTATATGCAGCTTGATAACCTGGACAAGCAGTTGAATATAATGGATTAGCAGAACATTGTTGTGTTTGATAAGCTGCAGCATAGCCAGAACAAGAAGGACTTGAGAGTGGATTAACAGAGCATTGGTCAAATGTATAATTTAAAGAAAGACTTGGGACTTTAATTTGAGGTCCATAGTATCCTGCCCAAAATCTATCATCTTTACCATTAAGACTTAAACTGAAATTTGCTATATTGGAAGCTAATAAACCATTGGTAAAAGTTTCTGTTCCACTTAATGTAGTCCAATCAGTAGTTGGTCCTAAAGTCCAATTTTTGGAGTATAAAGATTGACCATTTGTGGAAGCAAAGTTAAGAGAAGCCGTTAAACTACCACGACTTGTTCCTTGATTTAAATATTGAAAACTATAATTATAACCAACAATACTCATTCCACTATTTTGCAAAGCTTGACTAAATGCATAAGTGTAAGCAATGGTAGATTGAGTATAACCAAACATAAATGTTCCGGTTGTTGTATTATAACCAGGTTGATTACCTCCAGATGTACCACCACCAGTTGATGTGGTTGTTGTGAATCCTGACCATGAATATGGAGCAGTTGTTCCTGCCGGTAAATTTGCAGGGTTTACTGTTGAATAAACCAAATTTGGAGAAGATAAGACACCAGTAAGTACTGTAGCCGTACCTACTTTAGTTGTCTGTGCATTACTAAAAGAAACGCTTATAACTAAAAAGATAGCCAGTAAAGCCTTTAATTTTTTCATTTATTCTTTACTTTTTACTTTTTGTGGCTTACGTTTTGGATTTGATTCCCAAATTTCTTTAGCGGAAGCACCAATTTGTCCGTCTACAGGACATGGAGTACCAGCGTTTTCCATTGCAGTAAATACTCGCTCATCTTGGCACATAACTGATACGGCAGCTACTTTCATACCCATGTCAAATAATGCACGGGAAAGTTTCAATCTTTCGCAATTATAATCTTTAGTTGTTCCACCAAAAGATATACCTAATATTTGTGTTTGAGCAGCACCGGAATAACCAACAACGCAAACATCAGAGTTAATGATTGTTACAGCTGGTGAAATTGCTGAAGGAGGTGGAGAAATAACTCTAGTTGTAGTATCACCATTTGTTGTAGTGGTGCTAGTAGAATTAGATGTGGATTGTGTTACAATTGGATCTGATTGTGCAATTGAAGCACTAGAAAATGTCAAAATTGCTAAAATAATAGCAATTTTATTTAAAATATTCATATTGGTCATTCTTTGGCATCCTGTGTTAAAAGTTATATGGAATAATAAAGAATACCAAAGGCCAATTGACAATTGATTTTAAATCATGTATACTATCAATTCAACTACACACTTATTTATACCAATCAATTTTAAAGGAAATGTTACATGGATATCAAAATCTTAAAGTTAAATACAGGAGAAGAAGTTCTTGGAGAAATTGAATCTGAGTCGGAAACAGAAATTGTTGTCTGTAATCCTGTTGGAGTAGCCATTGTCCGTGGCAAAGATGGTCAGCCAAACGTTGGTTTTGCACCATTTCCATTACACGCAGAACAAAAAAAGGATCAAACCGTTGCCTTTTCTAAGAAGAATGTAGTATACTCCTATGTCCCAGCACAAGAATTTTTAGATAACTATAACCAATTATTTGGTTCTGGTATTGTTCTTCCTAATAAACAATTGATTGTAGGTTAATTTGTATACAAACGTCCAAAGTTTCAGTAATTATATCCTCTATCGAGGTGTAAAAAATGGTAAAAGAGTGAAGGAAAGAATTGAGTATTCTCCTTCACTTTTCATGCCTTCCAAACGAGTAACTAATTTTACCAATCTTGAGGGTGAATATCTTGACCAGAAAATCTGTAAAGATATTAAAACTGCCAGAGAATATATCAAACAATTTGATGGTGTTTCAAATGCACCTAAGATTTATGGTCAAACTCGTTATGAATATGCCTTTATTGCCGATGAACATAAAGGTATGGTTGATTATGATTTTGAAAAAGTATTGATTGGCATAGTCGATATTGAGGTCGGTTCAGAGAATGGTTTTCCTGACCCTTATGAAGCAAATGAACCAATTACTGCTATTGCTATTACCTATTTAAATGATAAGACTTATGTGTTTGGTTGCGGCATTTATGAAACACAAGGTGATGAAATCTATGTTAAATGTAGAGATGAATATACTTTGTGTAGAAAATTCATGGAACTCTGGACTAAAAAATGTCCAGATATTATTACTGGTTGGAATACAAAGTTCTTTGATATACCGTATTTGATTAATCGTTTTCGTAAAATTCTTGGTGAACCTGATGCCAAGAAATTATCTCCGTGGAATTTTATTGGTGAACGTAAAACTAAAATAAATGGCAGAGATTTAATTGCATATGAGTTATTGGGTGTGGCCTCACTTGACTATATAGAGTTATACAAATGGTATGCTCCTGGCGGCAAGTCACAAGAATCATATCGTTTAGATGCTATTGCTCAAATTGAATTAGGTGAAGGTAAATTATCTTATGATGAGTATGACAATCTACACTCTTTATATCGTTTAAACTTTCAAAAGTTTATTGAGTATAACATACGAGATGTACAGATTATTCTAAAACTAGAAGATAAGTTGAAGTTGTTAGAATTAGCAGTAACTTTGGCATACGACACAAAATCAAACTTTGAAGATGTATTTGCACAGACCCGTATGTGGGATGCGATGACGTATTCTTATTTGTTAGAAAAGAATATTATTGTACCGCCAAGAGTAGTCAAAGAAAAAGACGGTATGTTTGAGGGTGCTTATGTTAAAGAAGTTCAAGTTGGATTACATGATTGGGTTGCTTCATTTGACTTAACCTCTTTGTATCCAAGTTTAATGATGCAATATAACATGAGTCCTGAAACGTTAATTGAACCAGAAGATTATTCTGATGAGATGCGAAAGATTTTATCTGAGGGTGTATCTGTTGATGGCATGTTAATGAAACAGGTGAATACTTCCGGGCTGGTTACTGCTACATTAACACCAAATGGACAGTTTTTCAGAACAGATATCAAAGGATTTATGCCAAGTTTAATTGAAACGATGTTTGAACAAAGACAAAACGCAAAAAAAATAATGTTAAAAGAAAAACAGCAATTGGAGTTAGTTTTAACTGAATTGGAAAGAAGAAATCTTAGAGTTGAATAGTCTTTTATTATAAATACTAAAGGTATTAAAATCTAAGGACAAAAAAAATGAATTATATAAAACATTATATAAAACTTTGTAAAAAAGCAAAAAAAAGAACGGTAATATTTGAAAGAAAAGATTATGAAAACCACCATATTTTCCCCGAATCTATTTACGGAGAAAATAAAAATATTGTTAAGTTAACTTTACGAGAACACTATATTGCACACCATCTTTTATGGAAATTTTTTAAGAAAAGATATGGAACAAATAATCAAAAAACAAGAAAAATGGCACAAGCATATCATATGATGGTATTAGGTAGTGATGGAGATAACCATAGAACAGTTAGTTATACTTCTAGACAATTTGCTTTAGCTAAACTAGCAATCTATGAATCTAAAAAAGGAAAAATAAGAAATGATTTAGTTGGAAAAAAATATTTTGGAGCTTCCGAAGAAACAATAAAATTTGGAATTGAAAAAATGCGTGTTAAAAAAACAGGAATGAAAATACAAAATTATCCTAAAAATAGAAAATCATCTCCTTGTTCATCTCAAAAATCCAAAAAAATTAGTGAATCTAGGTTGAAAACAAAAGAAAAATATATTAATATGACTGATATAGAATTTAACGAATGGGTGAAAAAACAAAATCCATTTAGAAAAGATGGTAAAAGGAATCCTAATCTTACAAGAGCTTTAGTATATAGAAACAACGATGTAGAATTATATTATGGAAAATTAAATAATGGATTATAAAAATTTATCTGATACCGAATTAATTGAAATGTATTATAATCTAAAGAAATCTATATCAAAAAATAATAATATACAGTTAGCTAAAAAAGTCGGATTAAATTCTCTTTACGGAGCATGCGGTTCTCAATATTTCCGCTTTTATGACCTCCGTATGGCTCTTGGTGTTACTACTGCAGGCCAGTTGTCAATTCGTTGGATAGAAGCAAAATTAAACCAATACATGAATAAGGTATTAGAAACAAAAGATGTTG